GGTCTGCCTCTGCTGCTGGGTAGCAGCAGCGACCTGCTCCATGATGGCAGCGCTCTTGTCCAACACCAAGGCAAGGGCGTTGTCGATCTCCTCCTCGGAGTTGCCGGTCACCAGATCGGCCAGCTCCGGGATGAGGTGGTCGGCGTACTCGGCCACCTTCTGGGACCGGTAGGAACCCAGCGCCTGGAGCCGCTGCTCCTGCTGCCAGGTGGCCTCCACGGCGGCGGCCCGGTCCTCCGCAGCCTGGACCCGGGCCTGCATCTCGGCGCTGATGGCCTCGATGCGCTCGGCGGCGCTCATGGTCTCCCGCTCAGCGGCGATGCGGGCCTCCTCGGCCAGGCGCTCGGCCTCGGCAGTAGCGGCCTCCCGCTCCTCCCGCTCACGGCGGACGGTGGCCAGCTCCTCCTCCATCGTCTGGAGGCGGGGGTAGAGCTTCTCCTTCTCCTCCCGGCGGGCACGCTCGATGTCCTCGGCCGTGAAGGTCCGGGACGGCTGCTCGACGGGCTTGGGCGGGTCGACGGGGATCTGCACCGTCTCCTGCTTCGGGGCGGGCGGCGCCGGAGGGGCCGTCTCCTCGATCACGATCTCGTCGGTGGTGCGGGTGTCGCTCATCGGTTCTCCTGAGGGTGAGACGTGGGGTTGTTCGAGGACCCGCTACTGATCCGTGTTGTCGGGGTTCCGACGCTGCGGGATCTTGGTGCCGTAGGCGAGGGTCACAAGCTCGTTCATCAACTGCGCTCCGTCGGTGGTGCTGCTGACGGAGGGTCCGGGCAGCGGCTGCTGCCCACCACTGTCTCCGGAGGACCCCGACGCCGAGCTGACGTCGCTGCCTCCGGCAGATGCAACTTCCGTTCCGCCCCCCGGTGAGGGGACCATCCCGGTCATCTCCATGATGGTGGCACTGATCTGCGCCCGAATCAGGTCGAGTGCGCCCTGCTCCTTCGCATCGTCCACCAGCTCGTTGAACAGCTCCTGGAGCTTCTCGTCCACGAACTCCTCGCCGAGGTCCCGCAGGGCACCCCGCTTCGACTCCAGACCGAGCGCCATCTTCCCCTGGATCTCGTTGAGCTTGACCAGCTCATCGATCGGCAGCGGAGCAGGCCAGTGCGTCGTGGACTGGAACGTGATCGGGTCCTGCGGGTCGAGGTAGTCGACCTGGCCGTCCTTCAGCGGGACGTTCAGCGTCGGGTTGTAGAACAGCGCCTCCGGCTCGTAGATCGCCAGGTGGAGCATGATCAGCTCGTTGACCTTCTCGAAGCCCAGGCCGTACTGGGTCTTCTTCAGGTTGTAGCGGTTCATCATCGGCTGGTACTGGATCGACAGCGCCACGCCGGAGGTGTTCGAGATCGGCTGCATCTGACCGAGGGCCGTCTCCGGCACGCCGGTCATCTCGTGCATGGCCCGCTTCAGCAGCTCCAGGTAGGCCAGCGGTGCTTCGAGGTTGGCACCCAGCTCCAGGTTGAACACCTGGGCGTCCTTGGGCAGGCCACCCCAGACCTTCTTCGGCCCCTTCTCAAGCTGGGACGCCTTCGCACCCGTGATGACCGTGACCGGGGCGGCGTGGTAGTTGATGATGTCGCTGACGTCCGTGGCCTTCTCGTTGTACTCACGGTTCAGCGAGAGGATGTCCTGGATGTCGGCCAGGCCCCACGGGGACGACGAGACCGGCACGTTGGGGATGTGCACGATCGGGATCTTGCCGAGCGGGTTCGGCCGGGAGTCGATCAGCTCGTCGTTGACGTACTCCTCGATCGCCTCGTCGGTCAGCAGCTCGGTGTAGGTGAAGACCTGGCGGGTGCCCTCCAGGGAGGTGCCCCAGAACCGGTACTTCAGCTTGAACCGGATCAGCCGGTGGCGGTCGTGCGGGTGGAACTCGGGGAAGCAGAACGAGCTGTTGAGCGGGAGGATCCGGACCCGGCCCGGGATGAACCGGCCGGTGGGGTCCTCGTAGGGCATCTCGTAGGCGACCTTGATGAACGAGTCGCCCGTGATCGAGCCCTGGTTGCCGATCTCCCACAGCAGGGAGTCCATCTTGTTGTCCACGGTCCAGACCCGGTTGAGGGCCTGCGGGACGATGGCCTCGGTCGCCTGCGGCGAGCGGAAGCTGATGCCCTTGCCGAAGGTGAAGTTGGTGATGTAGTCGGAGAGGGCCTTCACGTAGTTGAACGTGAGCTGGGGCTCGCCGACCTCACGCCGGTAGCCCCAGTGGTGGCCCAGGTAGAAGGCCCAGTTGTGGGCGTAGCGGTTGAGCCGGGGTCCGTGGACCTCGAACTCCTCGTCCGCCAGCTCAACGAGCCCGAGCGGGCTGATGGCAACCGTGAGGTCGCTACCGCCCGCTCGGTGGCTCGGAGAGTGGAAGTCGATGGCCATGGGCTCTACTCGCTACTGCGTCGAGTCACGAGCCCCGCTTGGTCCCCTGGGGCGTGACCTTGCTGACCTTGGACTTGAACGGGGTCGGCTTCCTGGCGAGGGACTTGTTCGCCTTCTTCGCCGTCACCTTCCCCATGGCGCTGCGCTCAGGCCTTCTCGCAGGACAGGAACAGCGCCACGTCGGCACCGGCGACGGTGGAGCCGATCTGGATGACGTTGAGCTTGAGGATGTCGCCCGCCAGGACGTCGTCGGTGTCGGGCACCGAGGACTTGGCGAAGGCCGTCGAGCCGGTCCACGACTGCGTAGCCGTGGCGGCGATGGTGGGCCGGTTGGCGTTGGTCGTGTAGAGGTTGGCCGAGGTGCCCGCCGCCTGGGAGACCTTGCTGACGTTCAGGATCAGCGAGGCGTCGGTCGGGGCCGTGCCGACGAGGGCGTAGCCGCCGAGGACGGTGAAGTTGTAGGGGGCGACGAAGACGCTCTCCCCCTTGGACTTCACGCCGGTCGTGAGGGTGCCAGCCATCATGAGCTTGACGATGAACAGCTCGGTCGACTGCATGGTGCGGGGTGCATCGGTGTCGGGCATGACGATCTCCTTGGATCAGGCGGTCTGGCGTCGGTCCCGGAAGACCGTCTGGGTGTACTGCTCGGTCCTGCACGGGAGGCACATCGGCTTCTGACCGACCTGCGTCCCTGGCCCCAGCCCCACCACTGCCTCCGTCGGGCTCAAGGCCTTCCGGCAGGCAGCGTTGGAGCACTGCGGCCGTGCCCTTGCGGGCATCGAGGTCAGCCCTCGACGGTGACGGGGTTGTGCCGCATCTTGCGGCCCTCGCCCCGGTTGACCTGGATGGTCGTGACCTCGGGCTCCCCGGCACCCTGGGCGAAGTCACCCAGCATGGAGGGGGCCTCGATCCAGGAGGCCGAGCCGACGTGCGCCCGCTCCTTGTTGGTCTCCTCGGCCCGCTTGAAGAAGACCTCGGGGTTGACCATGCCAGCGCCGTAGCCGGAGCCGACGCCCTCGGTGATGCCCCGGGCGAAGTCGTTCGGCACGTCGGTGTCCGTGGCGACACCCTCCTCGAACCGGAGGGGACCACGGTTGCCGACACGCTGCTCGGCGATCTTGCGCTCGTAGACCAGCTCCGAAGCGCCGGACTCGGGGAACTGCGGGTTGGGTGCAACGCCCATCGATCTTCCTCCTACGGAGTCGTCAGTCCCGACGGTACAGAGGAACCGACGGGTAGAGCACGTCAAGGGGGTCAATCGCCGATGTGCGGGAGCTTCGGCTGGCCCATCTTCTGGTGGAACTCCCGGGCGTTCCGCTCGGCCGTCTTCATGGCGTGCCAGCCCCGAGGGTTTGCCATCTGCTCCTTCTCGGCGTGGTGGTAGCCGGGCTGGAGTTCACCGACATCCTCCTCGCCAGGGCCGCCCACCTTCCGGCGGAACCGTGCGCCCTCGTTCGTCAGGACGGGTGAGTGGACCGGCCTGGTGTCGAACTGGCCCTCAGCCGCCATCTTGTCGGCGGTGTGGTACAGCGCCTGGGCGAGACCACGGATCGGCGGCTTGCCCTGGTGGTAGACGTTGTGCTCGTAGGTCGTCTGGTTGTCAACCCACTCGATCTCGCCGGGGTAGTGGGAGCGGCCGTGCTCCATGCCCGCCCACTGCAACACGGAGTAGTGCGTGCCGTAGTCCTGCCGAGGGTCATAGGAGCCCGGTGCATGGGCCGTGATCTCGTTCTCCTGGTCCCAGGAGTCCCCGACGCCCACTGCCTTCTTCGTGTGCACCTGCACCCTGTTGAGGTAGGGCGCCATGGGGTTGGGCGAGATCCGTTCCATGCCTGGCAGGGCGAACTGGTTCGGGTTGAGGTAGCGGTCAGCCACCGAACTGCCCCTTGTTGATCAGGTGCTCCCGCACCCTCGGGGCCTTGGTCCCAGGCCCTTCGAACATGAAGCCCTGCTCACCACGGAAGCCGGGCGGCCGGATGTCGGCGCCCATCTCCATGCCGGTCCGGGGGTCGGTGAACTTCAGCTCCCGCTCGTACCGGACGTGCGGCTGGATCCCCAGCTTGCGGGCGCTCTCGGTCAGCTCCTGGACCTCGGCCACCTTGTCGGTCTTCTCGACGCCGACCTCACCCTGGCGCTGGAAGCTCATGCGGTTGTTCTCGTGCCGCCACTGGGCCTCGCCGCTCGGGATCTTCTTCGGGTCCTTCATGGCATCGCCGACGAAGTCGCCGTAGGTCTTCACGGCATGGGGCGAAGAGACGATGGCCGAGACGGAGCCCACGTCCTCGTACTCGTTCCGGTAGAAGCTGTCATGGTCCTCGTGGGTCCACGACTCTCCCCGGTCGCTGTACGGGGTGTCCCGGGTGTTGTCCATGAACGTGTCGATCCGGACCGGGTGGAAGTAGCCCGTCCGGCGGTGGGAGTGCTGCATCCGCTCGTCGGCGGCCCCGAGGGTGCCGACGTGGAAGCCCTTCTCGTCGTGGAAGCTGGCGTCGGTCACCCAGTCGTCGGTCGAGCGCAGGTCGTTGAAGTCCCGCTCGTGCGAGCCGTGCCACATCGTGTGGGGCGAGTCGGCGAACTCCTTCAGGCCCATCTGGTGCGGCTGCTTCCGGGCCACCGAGAGCGGGTTGATCAGCCGCTGCTGGCGGAACTGCCGGGGGTTGAGGGAGGCCATCAGTCGTCGTACTCCGGGTAGGGCTGTTCCTTCTTCGGGTTCCGCTCCATGTAGTGCGAGGTGAACCCCGGGGAGCGCTCGATCTCGAACTGCTGGTGGGAGATGCTGCTGTGGGCGTGCACGTCCCGGCTCCACTCCGGGCCACTGGCCTTCCGGCCCCACTGTCCATCAGCAAGCGGCAGAGGGCGCTGCTCATAGCGCTCCGTCCGCATGGTCCGCCACGGGACACCATGGTCGGTCAACGTGTCGGTCAGCTTGTGGGTGTACTCGTTCGGGTCAGGGATCTCCACGTGGTCAACGTCCCCACCACGGCCGACCCGTACCGGCCCATGGATCTGGGCCTCGGTGTAGTCCCGCTCGTGGTAGAAGCCGAGTGCGGTCTTCGGGACCTTGCCCTTGGCGACCTCGTTCACCGGCAGCGGAAGACCAGCGCCGAGGGAGTCCCCAGCGGTGACGGTGGTGCGCTCACGGACCTGGGGCTTCAGAACGGCCCGGAGGTCCCCGTAGTTGAGGGCGTGATCACCTGTCGGGTGGTGCATGTAGCCGTAGATCGGGTTGTTCCGGGCGGGGTCGCCTGTGTCATAGCCCCAGGCGTTCCGCTCGTAGTCGGCCCGCTCGTCGGGGTCGTAGCTGCCGTTCGACGTACCGGTGTGGTGCTGGTTCCGGAACTCGCCCTCACCGAGGATGCCCCGGTAGTTGTCGGAGTCGAAGCGCACGGAGAGCTGCCCCTCGTTGGCGTCCCGGACGAACTTGTCCCGTGTCTCTGCCGTGTTGGGGTTGCGCTTCGTCCACTGGGCGTTCAAGCGCAGGAGGCCCCCACCAACGTGGGCGAGCGGGTGTGCCATGCTCGGGTTCGCTCGGGTGCCCCGCTCAACGCCGGGCAGCTCCTGCTGGCCGAACTGACGAGGGTTGAGGGCCATGCCCTACAACGGTACCTAGCGGCCCCGAGGATGGAAGGGCGACTCGCTGACCTCGACCTCCGGCATGGTGGCGTCGAGCGTCATGGCGCAGGCCAGGGCGAGCGAGTCGGGGTAGTCGTCGTGGGCCTCGGCCTCGTCGGGGGCCTCGCCGACCATGTACTTGCCCTGGTACTTCTTCTCCAGGTCGGTCATCTGCTGGACGAACCGCTTGTGGAGCTTCAGCCGCCGGGTCTTGGCGTGCCACGGCCAGGAGACCATGCCCCGGTCCATGAGCTGCATGAGGTGCTTCCACCGGACGGACTGGTCGCTCGTGTTCGAGCCGAGGCAGACGACCTGAGCGTCCGGGTGCGTGGTGGCCATGAGCACAGCGAGCCGGTCAGCCACTGCGTCACCGACGCCCTGCGAGTCGACCCCCACGTAGGCGACGTCGTAGTTCGAGAGGAAGTCGATGATCTTGTAGTACTGGGTCTCCCAGTCGTCGTTGGTCTCCAGCCAGTTGAGGACCCGGTGGTCGTAGAAGCCGAACTCGTCCGGCCGGTCCCAGTCCACCCAGAGCACGGTGACGACGGTGGAGTCCTGCTTCCGAGCAGGGTCAACACCCACCACGACGGGCGAGCGCATCCACTGCTTGACGATCTCCATGCTCTTGTCGCCCAGCTCCTCCATCCGCTGCTCGGTGGTGAACATGCCTCGTTCGAGCAGCCACTTGAGGGCGTAGGAGAGCTGGAACTCGTCGGCGTCCTCACCCAGGCGGCGCAGCTCACCCCGGACGAACTTCTTGTAGTTGGGGTTGTACTTGGCGCAGACCTTCCAGTCGGCCTCGAAGTGGTTCTGGCGACGGCCGGTGGTGGCCCGGCGCTTGTTGAACTGGATGCTCTTGTAGAACACGCCCTTGACGACGTCGGGCGTGCCGGTGAGCACCTTCGTGGCGTTGTAGAAGGCGCCCATCGGCATGATGGACTTGTTGACCACGTACTCGTCGGCGTGCTGGGCCTCGTCCACGAGGATGAGGTGGTAGGACGAGGACTCGATCTTGGCTCGGGGGTTAGCCGTCTGCATCCGGCAGAACGAGCCGCTGTTCCGGAGCTTGATGATCTTGCCCTTGCCGTCGGGCAGGTCATCGATCTCGGGATCCAGCATGACCTCGACAGCCCGCTCGGAGGTGAGCCGGTCCACGATCCGGGAGTACAGGTTCTGGGCCTGGAACTCGACCGGGGCGAAGCAGCCGACCATGATGCCCTTGCGGAACTTGCCCATCAGCTCCGGGTACATCACGGCGAGCTTCGGGAAGAGGACCATGGCCGTGGCCACGACGTTGGCCACCGTCTCGGACTTGCCGCTCTGCCGGGAGAAGAGGGCGGTGAGCTGGGCACCGTCGTTGAGGATCAGCGACTCCAGCATCCGCCGGGCGAAGACCTTCTGGTACGGGAACAGCTCGACGTCGCAGAGGTACTCCAAGAAGGCCAGGCACTTGTCGAGCAGATCCTGGACGAACTCCTCGGAGGTCTGAGCAGGAAGCTCTTCCTCCTCGTCGTCATCGTCAAGAAGCTCGTCCTCAAGCTCCTCTTCGAGGTCGCCGAGGAGATCCTCGTCGTCCAGGACCGTGGTCATGGACTCCTAGGGTAGAGCGCCAACTAGTCCGTGGGCACCTCATCGAACTTCTCGTGTGCCTTCATCACTGCGAGGTAGATGGCTGCACAGGCTCGGCAGAACCCGTCCCGGTGCCCCACATCATGGGCGTTGGGAGCTGCGTGGGCCTCGTCGCACACGACCTGTGCGAGCGTGTAGTCGACCACGCTCAGGCCCTTGTGGATGGCCTCATGGACGCCCCGGATGACGTCGGAGGTAGAGACGCCGGTCTGCTGCCGGACGGTGATCTCGATGGCCTTGTCAGCCACGATGGTGGCGAGCCCGGCAGCGGCCTTCGGCAGACGAGGGGGAGGCATCAGATGCCCAAGCTCTCCTGGCCGATGCCAGGAGCCCGGTTGCTCTCGGGGGCGATCTGCGCCAGGATCTCCTGGAGCTGCGGGAGGAACTGGACGTTCAGCATGTAGCCGAGCCGAGGGCGCCCGTTCTCCTCGTCGTAGATCTCGATGTACTCGTCCCCGGCGACCCAGCCCCGCTTGACCACGGTCTTGAGGCCTCGCTCCTTCTGGAACGATCCGACGAGGCTGAACGGCTTGAGCGTGTCTTCCGGCGAGATAGGCATGGTAGGAACACTACACCCCCTCACCTAGATCGTCAAGTCGTTTGACAGATGAGCAGGCATCGGCTAATCTTATGACTCCCTGCGAAGAATCACTAGACAAGGAGGCCCGTGGCATCAGACCAGCTCTGGCGCTGCTCGAAGTGCAAGTGGGAGTACCGCCCCGCCATCAACTGCATCGAAGTCGCTTGCCCGCACCACCCCACTCCCTTGGTCATGGAGCCAGTCGAGGGCTGGATCCCGCCACTGACCACCACGCTCCAGAAGCAGGCCAACGCCAAGCGCCTGGTCGAGTTCAACCGCCAGCAGCGTGAGGCGCAGAAGTCCAAGCCCGAGCCGGGCATCCGTCGAGTACCGAGGAGGGTCACCTAGGTGGCTGAACTGAGCCGATTCGATCTGACCAAGATGAAGGCCGCCAAGGTGAAGGTGCCACAGGCGCCGTGCACCTTCAAGGTCATCCGACGAGCCGACGAGACTGGTGTGTCCGGCAACGGGTGCGTCTGTGAGGGCGTCGTGTTCACCACCGGCAAGGTCTGTGTGCAGTGGCTCTCCGAGGCTGCATGCGTCCAGAGCTGGGACAGGCTGGAGGACTTCTTCAACGTCCACATCAACTCCCACCCGGCGAACCGGTCGCTCATCATCTGGTCGGACGGGGCTGTGTGGGAGCACACGGAGTGACCGATCGTCTCTGCAAGCACCGGGAGGCCTACGGCTGGTTCAAGGCCAAGACGCAGCTCCAGGCCATGCACCGCCACGGAACGCCGAGCGCCCGGGGTCTCCGGGTCGTCCGGTGCAAGCACTGCCGGGCCTGGTACTACACCATGCGGAAGCCGTGGTGGAAGAAGGCCCTCAGACGGCTGAGGCGGTCCGCCGCTTCATCTCGACCAGTACCGCCGTCAGGGCGTCCGCCGAGATGAGCGCCTCGTCCACGCCCGGCCCATGGGGATCGACCTCGATCTGGCGCATCGCCATGGCCACTGCGTTGAGGCACGTCCCTGCGTAGCCGACCAGCTCGTGCTGGGGGATCACCCGGACTCGCCGCTCTGCCTTCGACAGCTCACGCTCGTCTCCGGTCTCCCGGTGGACGAGCCTGTCGAGCAGGCTCACCGCTTCCTCCGGACGGGAAGCATGACCTCGCCCTCGGCGGCGATCAGCTTGGCCATGTCCGAGCACGAGAGCTTGCACGTGCCGTTCTGGCCCCAGTCCGGTCCCCAGGAGTTCCAGAGCTTGAAGTACTCGATCGTCTGGTGCTTCGAGACCTTCACGCCGTGCACGAGGATGCAGTGCCCGCCGGTCTGCTTGCCCGTGGCGTGGATGAACCCGTCCTGGTCAGGACGGCTCATGTCCTCGTACCAGTCGACGCCGATGACGGCCGGACCCTTGTAGCCCACCATGCGGGCCAGGTCGTCCACGTCCAGGCCCCAGCGGTACTCGTCGTAGAACCCCAGCTCGGCCGCCACCTGGGCGCCTGCGAGCACGCTGGTGCCCTCGTAGACCGGTGTGCCGCCGGGGTAGCTGCCGCCGGGCCACTTGTCCCGCTCCTGGGCGGGCCAGTAGATCGCCTTGCGGGAGAGGATGTCGTTGATCACGCCCTCTTCCACACAAACCGGACGAGACGCCAGTTCGTGACAGATGCCGTATTCCACGCACCGCCCCTCCTGGCCCTGGTCCAGGTGGCAGCCCACGTTCCAGGTGTAGGAGCGGAACGGCTTCTGCTCCAGCGGCGTGCCCTTGACGGCGAGGTAGTTCAGCGACGAGAGGTGCTCCTCGACGCCCGGGTACACCCGGTCGAGCCGGGGATCCGTCGTCGTAGCTCCTCCACGAAGGGTGATCAGCTCAGCGGCCACGTCATGATCTCCTCGACCTCGGCGGCGTCCTCACGGACACTACCAACCCGCTCGGGGTCGAGGGGAGCCCACCGGCCGACGTTCACGGCCAGGAAGGGCAGGATACGCAGCAGGAGGCCCTTGCCGTGGCGCCAGGGCTCCTCCGGCTCGTTGGCCCAGGACCGCTGGATCGGCGGACCGGCCTTCAACAGCGGGGTCCACAGGTACGTCACGTACCAGCCCCGCCAGGACCAGCAGTTGTCCTTCACGGGGTCTGGTCGGTGGGGATCGGGTTGGCCCGGTCCAGGCACGGCTTGATGACGATGGAGTTCTTCGGGATGCCGAGCAGGCTCGACACGCCGGACTCCAGCTCGGAGAGCCGCTCAGCGTTGTTGCAGTCGATCGTGACCCCCAGGCGCTCCTGGCGGCGGCTGTCGTAGTAGTTCGTCGCCCAGAGCCCGAGGAGGCCCACACCGTTCATGACCACGCACACGACGAGGAGGATGAACGTGGGGGTGACGATCTTGCGCCGCTCGATCGTGTCCTTCGGCACCACCACGTAGGTGATGCCATCATCACCCTGGAACTCGCCGGGGTTGGGAGTCACGGTCACGGCTTGATCTCTCCTGCCTTGAGCTTGAGGCGGATGATCTCCGCATCGGCGTTGTCCAGCTTGGTGGTGAGCGTACCCACTTCTTCCTTGAGCACCCGGATCTCCTGACCCCGCTCCCGATCCCGGACCTCCAGCTCGGTGCACTTGCCGTGGCAGAGCGAGACCTCTTCCCGCAGCTCCTTGTTCGCCTCCTGGTACTGGTCGATGAGATCCTTCACGGCCAGCTCGGTCATCTTGGTCGTGGAGGCCGACTTGTCAGCCTTCCGGGCCTGGTACAGGCCGAAGATGGCGCCGAGGATCGAGACCGTGATCGGACCAGCGATGGCCAGGCCCGTCCAGTCCTGGTTGGCGAAGATGGAGGCGTTCACAGGTCTAGTCCTTGAGGGTCCACGTCCGAGCGGTGAGAGGGTTCATCTGCGGCTCGCTCAGCATCGTGAACTGCCAGACGGCGAACCCTCCCCACGCCAGGATGCCAGCTCCGGGCGGGTAGGCCGACAGCTCGATCAGCATCCCTCGGGAGAGGCACAGCGCCATCCCGAGGGCGAGACCGAGTCGGGCGTACCGGTCGAACCGGTGGTACGCCCCGATGATCATGAGCAGCCAGGCGAGGCCGTGGAGGAGTGCCCAGGCCCACTTCGGCCCGACCACGTAGACGAGGTCGAGGCTCTTGGCCTCGAACCGCTCAGGGTTGGTGAACGAGAGGACCGCCAACCCGAGGTGCAGGAAGGTCGCCACGTAGAAGAAGGCGATGAAGAAGTTGCGGTGGAGGTACCACAACCTCGGCGTGTTGGGCCGCTTCATCTAGTCACCCTCCAGGACGTCATCGATCTCGGCTAGCCAGGCATCAGCTTCCCGAAGGACGTCCTTGCCGTGCTCCCTTTGAGTAGTAGCACGTTCCTTCTGGCTCTTCTCGAAGGCCTGAACGTGCTGCCCCGGCTGTCCGTCAGCCAGGCTCATGGGCTCAGTCGAAGAGGGGCTCCAGACCCCCGAACGAGTGCCAGATCAGCACGGCCGTCGAGACGCTCGCCAGCCCGAGGGCCAGCAGGTTGACGGGCCGGGTCTGGAAGGCCACGACGAGGAAGAGGACGACGGCCACGACGGCCAGGACGAAGGCGATGATCTCCATGGGGACTCCTTGCTAGAAGGTGCTCCGGCCGTAGCTGTAGTTGTTCAGCACACGGTTGATGAACTTCCCCTGGGACTGCGACCGGCGGAAGTTCCGCCAGACGTTGGGCTCGACGTTGTTGTACTGCCAGGGTGTCCCGTCCTGGAACCGCACGTAGAGCGTCCGGCTGGTGGTGGAGTACCCAGCCTGCGCCACACGGGTGGAGTTGAACGGGAGCATCCTCGGGAGGTCTTCGACAACCGGCTCAGCCTGGAGGGCTCGCAGGTTCCGTCGACCACCGAGGGAGGTCTGCGGCCGAGGGGCCGCACGACGAGGCTTGACCCCGGAGACCCGAGGCCGCTCGTTCAGGGACGTGGTCCGGCGGGGCGCCTCCGAGACCTGCCGAGGTGCTCTCGGCTGGCGGATCCCGCCGGACTCACCCACGGGCTACTCCTTGTCCTTGGCGGACTTGCCCTTCTCCTCCTCGGAGGGGTTGTCCTTGACCATGTCCTTCTTCTCGGCCAGCTCCCGGCTGTCCTCCTGGACGCCCTCGGGGTCGATCTCCCGACCGGCCTCGTCCCGCTTGACGTCGTCGTCTCCCTCGGCCCGCTTCTGGAGCGCCCGGCCCACGGCCGAGGTGGCCTCGGCGTCGACAGCCGTCTCGGACAGCGTCCGGACGTCCACGCCGGGCACGTCGTCGTTCTCGACCACCCGGTCGATCACGGCACGGCGCTGCTCGGCACGGACCTGCTCACCGGGCTCGGGGCCACGGGGGTGGGAGAAGGCCTCGTCGCCGTCCAGGATCTGGTTGGCGGGGATGGCCTGCGGAGCGAGCCCGGCGGCCAGGGCCACGGCCGGGTCCGGGAGCTGCTCCTTGGTGAACATCTGCGGCCCCTGGGTCTCCGAGGCCGAGTCGGCCTGGAGGTTGCGGCGGACGTTCGAGTCGTCCACCACGGGGGCGTCGTCGTCATCGTGCTTCTTGGTGACCATCAGGGGCTCCTGTGTCGAGGGATCGCTGTTGTGCTGTAGAAGGTACCCAGGATGCTCAACGCCAGCCGCTGAGCCCGCCCTGGTCCACCGGGAGCCCGTCGAGGTCCCGTTCCTCCCTGAGGGACTTCAGGGCCTCGTCACGGTCGCTGAAGCCGCCTCGGGACCGCTCGGTTTCGCCCGAGTGGGACACCGCACGCCAGCCGAAGCCGTCAGCGTCCATGTAGGTCTCGATCCGGGTCGCCTTGACGACCGGCGCCTCGGGCTCGGGAGCTTCCACCGGGACGTCCGCCTCGACGGCCTCCAGGGCCTCGGGCTCCTCCACGGGGTCGGTCTTCTTCGTCGGCATGGTGACCAGGGTAGTTGAGCTACTCCACGATCTCGGCGTCGACCACCTCGTCGTCCCGATCCACTGCCTCGATCTCGCCTGCGGGTGGGGTGGAGGCCTCGCTGCTGGTGCCCACCTCCACGATGACCTTGACACCGGGAGCAGCCAGCGCCAGGCGCACGGCATCCACTGCCTGGTCGACGGTGTCGAACGTCATCCGGTTGAGGGTGTAGCCCTCGAAGATCGTCTCGACCTCGTAGACCGGCTGCTCTCCCGAGCCGATGGTCTCGATGAACCCCTGCCGGAAGGCGTCCAGAAAGGCGGGGTTGGAGACCTTGTTCTCGAAGTCCTTCACGGCTGCTCCGGTACCTGTCGACGGTGGGGGACCCGGTCGTGTGGCTCGATCACCAGCTCGTAGCCATGCACCTCACGGGTGTGCAGGTGGATCTCGTCCTGCGTGAACTCGGCCTCGCACTCCGGGCAGATCTCCCGGGGGACGGCCTGGGCGTTGCCCTGCTGCACGGTCCAGCCCGGCAGCTCCTCCACGAGCTGGGTCCTGATCTGCATGAACCGGTTCGAGGGCAGCTCCTCGGCCTTGACCCGGCAGCACTCCCACGGACCTTCGCCGAGGTGGGGGTAGGGGCACCAGGGTGCCGGAGCGTCCATGGCCGGAGCCTACTCGTCGGCCGGGAAGTAGACCATGCAGGAGCAGTCCGGGAACATGCACGGG